GCATATAATAATGCATGGGTGTTATGTGAAGTTAATGATGTAGGAGATTCTGTAGCATCTATATTAAATTATGATCTTGAATATCCTAATGTCTTGATGTCTGCCATGCGTGGTAGGGCTGGTCAAATTATAGGACAAGGATTCTCTGGAACCAAAACACAACTTGGTGTTAAGATGAGTATCACTGTGAAGAAACAAGGGTGTGCTAATTTAAAACAAATTGTAGAAGATGATAAATTAACCTTTAATGATTATGAAATTATTGCTGAATTAACTACATTCATTCAGAAAAAACAATCCTTTGAAGCAGATGAAGGATATCATGATGACCTTGTGATGTGTATGGTTATCTTTGCTTGGTTGGTACAGCAAGAATATTTCAAAGAAATGACTGATAATGATGTTCGTCAGAGAATATATGATGAGCAGAAGAATCAAATTGAACAGGATATGGCACCATTTGGATTCATAACAACAGGTCTAGAAGGAGATGAAGGTTTTGTTGATGGGGATTCTGTTTGGGAGTATGGAGAGACACAAGAAGATGTTTCTTATATGTTGCCATATTAGACTGTAATTCAACAAAAGAATAAATAATTCTAGATTAATATTGGCACTACACGAGGAGTTAAAACATGGCAAGTCAAGTCTCGCCTGGAATTGTTCTTAAGGAACGTGATCTATCTAATGCTGTAATTGTTGGCGCATCACAAATTACTGCTGCTCATGCGTCAACTTTCCAAAAGGGTCCGATTGGAACAGTTGTTGACATTGCATCGCAGAAAGAACTGATTTCAGTTTTTGGTGCTCCTACAGAAGGCAACGCAGAAGATTGGTTCGTTGCTTCGGAATTCTTAAATTACGGCGGCAGGTTAGCAGTTACTCGTGCTAGCACTGGAGTTACTAATGCAAATGGAACAGCAGCAGCAAACGTTCTAGTCAAGAATGCTGATGACTGGAATGAGGGTAGTGGAAACAACAATGGATATGTTGCTAGGACTGCTGGTTCATGGGGCAATGGACTTATGATCGTTGCGGTTGATCGTGGTGCTGATCAAAACGTTACATTTAGCAATCCTCCTGCTGCTATTGCTGCTGGAACTACACTAACATTTACTGGTGGACAACAAGCTGTTGTTCATACACTTAAGACAAACGCTGTTACAGGTGTCGTTGAAGGTGCTGCAGTTATTCTTAATAAGAATGCTAATGGTGGTTTTACACGACTAACTACTTCTGATACTTTAGATAGTCCTGATACAGGTGCTGTTGCGACATTTAGTATTACTGCTGCTGGTGCTGGATATACTGATGGTCAGTTGCTGACCACCACATCGAATGGTGCTGGCATCAACACAACTGTTACTGTTGCAGTCACAGTTGGAGATCCAACAGCGGGTAATCTTGCGAATCCAGGTACTGGTTATAACAATGCTGGTGGTGTGATGCAAACAACTGGCGGAAGTGGTTCTGGATTAACTCTTAACACTACTGTAAGTGCAGGTGCTATACAAACTGCAGTAATAGCAACTCCAGGTAATGGACAATATCTGGAAGGAGAGACAGTAACAGTTACTGGTGGTAATGGTAATGCTACATTCTTAATCACTGCTGTAGAAGGTCCTGCTAATAGTCTTACTTTAACAACTGCTGGTACTGGTCATAGTGTTGGAGATGTTATTACATTAACGGCAGGTGGTGCAGCATTCACAGTTGATAGTGTAGTTGATACTGCTATCGTTCTGACTGCTGTTAATGACTGGTATACTAATGAGACAATTGGCAATACAGGTTTAACACTTGGTGCTATTGGTCCTCGTCCTGGTACTTCTGCATTTGCATCTGGTCTTAATATCAGTTATGATGAAGTTCACTTTGCTGTTATCGATACAACAGGTGCTTATAGTGGTTCTGCTAACACAGTTTTAGAAAGAATGCTTTATGCATCTAAACTATCAGATGGTAAGAGTACAGAAGGTGCTGCTGTTTTCTATCGTGATGTAATCAATAATCAATCCGATTTCTTCTATAACGGTACTGCTATTGCTGGAGTATCCAATCCTTCTACTGCTGGTGCTGGTGAAGATTGGGATCAAGCTTCTGGTGCTTTGGGTGCTAATGATCTATTACAGATTTCTGGTAAAGTAGAAACTACTTTGGGTGGTGGTACTGATGATTATGCATACACAATTTCTGAAATTTCAGATGCTTTTGATGAGTTTGCTGATACAGAAACAGTAGAAGTTGATTTCGTCCTAATGGGTGGATCACTTTCTACAGAAACTGATACTAAAGCAAAGGCAGGTAAGGTTATTGGTATTGCTTCTGGTCGTAAAGATTGTGTAGCATTTGTTTCTCCTCATAAAGGAAACCAAGTTGGAACCTCAGGTACTCTTAGTAATACTAAACAGAAAGAGAACACACTTTCTTTCTTTGAAGGTCTAACTTCTACTTCATTCGCTGTATTTGATAGTGGGTATAAGTATTACTATGATCGCTTTAATGACAAGTATCGTTACATTCCATGTAATGGAGACATTGCTGGTTTATGTGTTTCGACTTCCTTGCAACTCGATGATTGGTATTCACCTGCAGGTGTAAATCGCGGTTCATTGAGAAATGCAATTAAACTTGCTTACAACCCAAGCAAGGCAGATAGAGATGAACTCTATCAATCAAGAATTAATCCAATTGTTGTCTTCCCTGGTAGTGGTGTTACACTATTCGGTGATAAGACTGCACTATCTTCGCCATCTGCTTTCGATAGGATTAATGTTCGCCGTCTCTTCCTCAATCTTGAGGAGCGAGTTGGTAATCTAGCAAAAGCAGTTCTTTTTGAACAAAACGATGCGACAACCAGAGGCTCTTTCTCCAGTGCAGTAAACTCTTACTTATCTGAAGTACAGGCTCGTCGTGGCGTAACTGATTTCCTCGTGGTATGTGATGATTCCAATAACACCCCTGACGTAATTGATCGTAACGAATTTGTTGCCGAACTATTCGTCAAACCAACACGTTCTATCAACTACATCACGGTTACTTTCACCGCAACGAAGACTGGCGTCTCGTTTAGTGAAGTTGTTGGACGATAAAAATATACACAATAATACAGGAAATTAATTAGGAGAAATCATGGCAGAATCACTCACAAGAATTGACACTTTTCTAACACACATCCAAGAAGGCGTTAAGCCTAATATGTTTGTGGTTGATGTCAATTTTCCAGCATCACTTTCGTTAACAAGTCAGGAGAATAAGAATATAGTAAACTTACTTTGTAAGTCTACTGCACTTCCGGCATCAAACTTAGGTGTGATTGAAGTTCCTTTTAGGGGAAGAACAGTTAAGATTGCTGGTGATCGTACATTCGATACATGGACTGCTACCTTCTTCAATGATAAGGATATGTTAATTCGTTCCTTCTTTGAAGAATGGTTGGAGCAAATGAATACACACAAATCAAATACTGCTCCTCTTTTCAAACCAAACTCTAGTACTGCTGCTGGTGATAAAGGTTATATGGCACAGGTTTCTGTGAAGCAGATGCGTAAGGATAATACTGAGAGTGGAACTGTTTTACGTCAGTATGATCTTCACCATTGTTTCCCAACTAATGTTTCTCAGATTGATCTTTCTTATGACAGCAATGATCAGATTGAAGAATTCAGTGTTGAATTCCAGTACAGCTACTGGTTATCCCCAGAGAATCCAACTGTTGGTGGACAAGGACTTGCTACAGCGGCAACTAATGGACCACGATTTGGTAGTGGTATCAACATTTGATATCCAATATAAATAGTACTAGCAATAGATAGCATACTGTTATGAGTCAACTGTTTGGTTTTCTAATTAATAAACAGGGGGAACCAAAAGGACAATCTCCAATTCCCCCAAATAGTGATGATAGTGTAGCCACCGTAGCAGGTGGCTATTTTGGTACTTATGTTGACGTTGAAGGTGTATCTCAAAATGAGTATGAACTCATTAAAAGATACAGAGATATGTCACTTCATCCAGAAGTGGATACAGCAATTGATGAAATTGTTAATGAATTTGTCGTTAGTGATGCTAATGATAGTCCTGTTGAAATAGAACTATCAAATTTAAACATTAGTGCAGGTATTAAAACTAAAATTCGTAATGAATTTGATCATATCAAAAAACTTTTGAATTTTGATAAGGGCGCACACCAGATGATTAGAAGCTGGTATGTAGATGGAAGAACTTATTATCATAAAGTTATAGATTTAGAAAACCCTAAACTGGGTATTCTTGAGTTAAGGTATATTGATCCACTCAAGATTCGTAAAGTAAGGCAAATAATAAAAGATCCTTCTCAGGTATCTAACCCACAGTTAGTTCGTGGTACTGCTTTAGAATATGATTGGGGTAATTACGTAGAGTATTATATTTACAAACCCAGAGGATTCGCTGGTTCTATGAGTATGCCTCATAATTCTTCTTCTGATTTTTCAACAGCAGAAGGAATTAAGATAGCATATGATTCAATTGCTACTGCAAATTCAGGTGTAACAGATCTGAATAAGAAGTATACTTTAAGCTTCATGCATAAGTCGATTAAGTCATTGAACCAATTGCGAATGATTGAGGACGCCTTAGTTATATACAGGCTTTCAAGGGCACCTGAACGTAGGATCTTTTACATCGATGTTGGTAATTTACCAAAGGTAAAAGCAGAGCAATACCTTCGTGATGTGATGGCACGTTATCGTAACAAGTTAGTTTACGATGCTAACACTGGTGAGATCAGAGATGATAAAAAGCATATGAGTATGCTTGAGGATTTCTGGTTGCCACGTAGAGAAGGTGGTAGAGGAACAGAAATTTCAACACTACCAGGAGGACAGAACCTTGGAGAACTTAAAGACGTTGAGTATTTTAGGAAAAAATTATACAACTCCCTTAACCTTCCTCCTTCAAGACTCACAGATGACAATAAAGCTTTTAATCTTGGCAAGACTACTGAAATACTGCGAGATGAACTTAAGTTCACCAAGTTTATTGGCAGACTCCGCAAGAGATTTTCTGCACTATTCCAGGATATTCTAAAGACTCAATTGATTCTTAAAGGTATCATTGCTCCAGAAGACTGGGATGATATGGAGGAGCATATTCAATATGACTTCCTCTTTGATAATCACTTCAATGAATTAA